CATTAGGAGCTTAAAAGCGTTATATGAGGGTATAAAGGCTTCTCCAAGGGCATTATTGTATTCTCCGATAACTATTTATAGAGAACTTGTAGAGTTTAGGGATTGGTTATTTGAAAAGATTGAATATTTAAATGGGGAATCAGCTAAGTGGAGAAGGTTCTTTAATGTAATGAAATCGCCATACTCCTTGCTCCGTAGCTTTGGCCTAAGCCCACAGCTAGCTATTACGCTGCTAGTAGGTGCAGGTGCTACAGGTACAGCAGTAGGTGTAGCAGAAGTTATACAGGAAAGAAGTTTCGCTAATGGAGATGCTGGTATATATCTAGCACCAGAAAATTTGCCTAGTGAAGAACTTGAAAGAGAAATGGCGTGGAGAAAAGATAATCCTAGCGATAATACTTTGCGTGTAATCCTGAATGAGACTCCTGTCGAAGAAGTAAATATATCTAGTGTTAACCTTGGAACTTCATTCGCAAGTAATGGACAACCATCTGCATTGCCGTCAGGTAAGACCGAAGCAATACTTATAGATGGTAACGGGACTAGGATTGAGATAGGAAAGCTGACCTTCTCCAGAAACAGTTGCAAGACCTTAAATTTGGAGAATATAAATGCAAACAAGATAACCATTAAGGACAACCAAGCAGACGGATTGTCTATATATCAAAGTGCTACAAGTACGCAACCTAACTTACGTGTAAGTGGTGGAAACTATATGGCAGACTTGCTTGAGACTGAAGGTGGGACTTATGACCGATTGTGGATTGCACCACTAGACAGCTTAACAACAGCTAAAACTAGAGTTAATACAATAGTTTTGGATAACATAGTCAGTTCTGGTGGTACATGTGATCTGAAGAAACTTGATATAGGGGAGCTTATCATTGAGTTTAATCGTATAGGTGGGGATAGTAGCTTGGTTACGAAAGCGTTTACAGTATCGACTACTGTAAAAAGTGCTAATTGGGACGTAGTGGGCAATATAGAAGTTCTTATGGCAGAAGTAGCGAGGCAACCAGACTAATGCCCCTGTACGAATACCTTTGTAATAATCCTGATTGTGATACCGATACATTTGAAGTTCTTAGCAGTTATGAACAAGACCAAATAGAAATGTGCCATGATTGTGGTGAAGGTACTAGAGATAGAAAAATGTTTTATCAATTCGATTTCCGTATGTAATATGCATAAGGTTGGGATAAAAAAATAACGACACACTGATTGTTTGATTTTAGACTCCCGACCTTATTGCAACTAAAACCAACACAAAAAAAAGGGACGCACATTTCTGTACGTCCCTTAAAACACTTGGGGTTTTTTTGAGAACTTAGTTCTCATTGTAAATCTTTTCGGAATGATTCTCAACTGCCATAGGATAGCATTCTAAACTACTTTTCAGAATGATTTATATCGGAACATCTCTAGTTGATTCCAAACTTTTTTTTATACGCCTTTCTTCTTTGCGTATTGATTCTGTTAGCGTTAAGAAGGTAGCAAGGTCTAATGTAACCAAAGGCATAGATTTAACCTTGTTTAACTTGTGTATTTGTACAACTACAGGTATTTTTCCTGTAGACCTACCTGCTTTCATAGCTTGATCGACAGCTTTAAGTGTTCTTGAACTGACTACTTTGCCAGCTTTAACTTCTATTGCAAACTTAATTGTTTCAACATCAGGAACATCTCCTGATTGTCTACCAGTTACAGGTATACGTTTTGCATTTACACTATCGCCACCAAACCATTCAGCAACCTTGCGTTCCCAGTTTTTCCAAGTTGATCTATCCATCTCTGTTTGCTTTTTGCCTAACACTTGTACCACGCATCACAATATGCTTGGACAAATTGTAATCTTGTAGCCTGTCTGCACAAGCGTTACCAAGATAGTTTCCCCAATCCTTAACTGCTATATTCGTAGTAATAAGTGTTGGTCTTCTGCTTTCATATCGTGTGTCTATTATGTCGAACAAGACTTGCCTACTCCAGTCAGTAGCGTACTCTTGTCCTAAGTCGTCTAACACAAGATACTGCATATTTTCCAAACTTTCAAGATATTTTATCCATTGATCGCTTTTTTTATTGGATATCATTTCACGACTTTTGTTAAGAATGTTCCTAACAGTTGCAAACATAACAGGTTTATTTAGACCTATAAGACTTGTAGTTGCAGCCCTAGATAAATGCGTTTTACCTAAGCCAGGCGGCCCGATAAGTATTAACCATGGATTCATGTTATCGTTTATCCATTCAATTACAGCAGATTTTGCATGACCAGCATCAGTTGATAATGATTCCTTAAAATCGCCAAAGGTTGGCTGATGTTGGTCTTGTTTCAAACCAGATAGATCCCATAAGTATTGCCTTTTCTTGCCAGCAGACTCTGCTGCGTAACAGCTGCAAGCTACTGCCTTAGCAAAATCAGGGTGTCCTACACCAAATGTTTTACCATCAATAACAGGTTTTACCCATAACATACCATCACAACAGCATGGCACTGACAATGGTAAAGCAAAGTTTGGATATCTATCCCGTATTCTTATGCTTTCATCTTTGATGTATTCTTCTTGTTGTGGCGACCTATCAGGTAATACTGGTTTTGATGCATCTCTATTCGGATGAACCCGTGGATCATCATTGTCGAATAGTGGCAAAAAATCACTCATTCTTGCTCCTTGAAAAACTCCAATGCTTCTTCGTATTGGTCGTCTATATCTGCAATGTCCCATTTAGTAAATTGGTGTAATTCGCCTTTGTAAAGTTCTTTAAACTCATCAAAAGCGTCTTGCAGAGTATTGGCGTACCAACCTTCTTCCCAATACTCAAGTATTTTGTCTATCTTATCTTCTCGTGTTACTTCAATCATAATTATCCCTTCAAAATTCCATAAGCTTTTCTAGTTTGATAGTTGTAATTTCTATCGAACACTTTATCTGTGTCTAGTTGTTTAGCTTTAGGTAGGTTTTTATTGTAAGCAAGTAGTATTGTCTGTGCGGCATACACTTGTTTTCTTTCCGATGTCATTCCAATAGTATTTTGCGTAACCCAAACATGTGCTGGGTTTTTGGCTATGGTGTCAATCAATCTTTCTTCATCGTATTCAAGTTCTCCTGAAGGATGCCTGAATGCATACACGATTTGGTCAACTGATTGCAACATCTTATCGGAAAATGCTTGGTCACTATGTGCCTCAGTTTTGTTTGCGTAAGCATTGAAAATCAAATCAATACTTGTTTTTAAAGTACCCCTGTTATACATGCTTTCAATCTTTTTGATTGAGTTAGTGACTGGGTACTGATTAGCTCTAATTGTCTTGTCGATACCACCAACTTTTACACCTGTACTTCTCAGGGTTTCGTAAATAGTTACAGCAGCTTCTTCTTCAATCTCAAGCCTACCAATAAATTGTTCTATTGGTGTTAATGCTTTTCTTTCATTGTTAATGGTTAGATAAAGAGCTCCACGTTCTTCATACGTTAATTCATCTATATCAATTATTTGGGCAGTAAAGGCATGATTCTTTGCATGCTTTTCTTCAAATGCCCTAATTCTGTGTTGTCCATCAAGAATTGCAAATAAGCTTTTTCCTGTTTTGGGATCGTATTCTAATTCGGCTAGCAACGGCATTTGCATTGCATTCTGATCCCAATTCCTTACTAGCTTTCTCACTCTGTGTGGCTTGCAAGGCCTTCCATAGTCTTCCACTATGCACTCATCTGGTGTTACTTCAAAAACAGTTGCAGTCTCCATGACTGTTTTAACCCTGTCTTCGCTAAGTTTCTTTACCATAGTTAAGTTCTCCAATTTTCGTTGTTTCTTTCTGCTATCGAATCGATATCAGGTGTGTCAGGTTTGTCGTAAGCTTTTAACTGTCTTTTATGTGTTTCTTGGCGTATCCATTCTACCTTATCTTCATAAGTCTGATCGCCCCAATCAACAGCATCTGCCTCATCACAAACCTTTTCGTAAATGGTGTTGTATAATTTAGCTCTTAAGCTCATAAGTTCTCCTAAAATAAGTTCATTAAAGTTCTAAATAGTTCTATATAGTTCTAGTTCTATACACGCAACGCCCTGAAGCGTGCATAGAACAGATACGGAACCAATTATTCGTTATCTTTTGGATACTTCATCACAACATCAATGTTTTGATAATTTTTATCGCCTTTATTCTCAAAGATTAGCTTTGCTAACACTTTGTCTCCAGCTTCAAGACCTCTATACATATCAATCTTGTCTTGGAACACGAAAGGAGAAACAGTATACTCGTCCCACCTAGCTACTACGCCAGCTGGTAAAGTATAATTGCTAATAATCGACATGGAGCCCATTGGGTTACCATTTGCCGACTGCCTTTCTGTAAAGGAACCAATCTCAAAGTCAGACGCTTGTGTAACAACTACGCCAGCCCTTGATGTTTCGTGGTCAATTTCTAATAAATTATCTTGTTGTTCATTCTCAGTTTCTGTAGATGTTTCTACAGGTTCTGATGTTGTTGTGGCTTCTTTAACCACTATATCTTCATCGGGTACTGATATGACAGTTTGTGTGCCTTGTTCATCGTATACTACTTCTGCACCAAGTTCGCTGGGTTCATACGCAGCTCCATTAAATGCATCAGGACAATACCATCTAGCTCCATTAGACATGGCTCTAGCGTAAAGCATGTTGCGTGGATACTTAGTCCAACTTGTGCCACTAAGACCTGCTTTTTTGGCGTCTTCCATCGTAAATTCCGATTTCCCCATTGATTTCCCATTCTCTGTGAAATCAATTACACACTCTGTTTCTGTAAGCTTTTCAACCTTGAAGTTGTACTTACCTGTTCTTTTAATCATGTCACCATATTTATGAGCATAATATGCTGGTCTACCTTGTATAACATACACATTACTCATTGCCTCAAAAGGCCCCATACCCATTTCACGTCCAGCCATGATTGTAACTAACGCTTGTTGTGGATTTTTGATTGACTGAAAAAAGCCAGACTCATGAAAGTCCTTAGCTATAGCCTTTAAGTCACTATAGGGCATTGGAGTATTCTCATTCTTGCTGTTCTCATCATTCGGAGTGTTTTCTTTTTTATCACTCATAGGTTGTCCCCCTGTTCTTCATCATCATTAGCTGACTCTAAAAATTCGTCAACACTTTTGTCGATGATATTGTTTTCCATTCTGTCAGTAGTAATTTTAAAGCTTTCACCAGACTCTTGCCTAGCTTCTGTTATTCTATCCTGAACTGTTTTGCCGTACTTTTTACCAATAGAGTTCAGATGAACACCATTAGCTTTACGTTTAACAGGCATGAATAACTTTTCTTTATCATCATCGCTGACACCATTGATAGTTTTAATAGTATCTATAATATCAGCGTCCCAGTCAACTGACTGATGACTGAGTTGTAGTTTGTACGGGCCGACTTCTGTAGCGTCAAGACCAATCTCATTAAAGTCTTTGCGAATGTCAGCTTCTAACTCTTTAGCTTTAGCTGTTGCTTTTTTTGCAAGAGCTTTATACCAAAGAATTTCTGTTATATCTGATTCGTTCATAATGACATCTCATCTCCTTCTACAGGCGTTTCCTCAAAAACTACAGGATCATCTCTATCTACAGGTTTTTCATCAATAACTTCTTCCTCATGTATAACGTCTATAACTTCATCCTGCTCTTCCTCTGCTTCCATTGCATCGGTCTCGTCTAGATTTTGCTTAACGCTTTCTTTTGCATCCATCATGCTGAAGCTTTCATCTTCTTCAGTAGGTTCGGGTGCTTCAGACGGAACGTCTATGTCAGCTCCAGGATCCTCAGCAACTCTGTCTGCATACTCTTGATCAGTTTCTACATGAGCTTTGGGTTTTTCATCTTTTTCTATGTCGTAAACGACATTATCTTCTATAGCTCTTGTGGTTATCTTTGCTGAAGACTGTTCATCAACATCAAAAACTGGCACTTTATCTGTTTCAATAGATATCATGCCTGTTCCTTTGCATGGCTCACAGGGTTCTTTTGCTGGGTTTTCAGGATACCTTTCCTTGATTCGGTCATCTCCAAATCGTTTAATTACTTGAACAAAAAGGCTTCCATAGCCTTTACAATGTTCACAATATTTTGCTTTTCCTGGCATAATAGCCTCCTATTTTGTTTTTCGTGTCAAAATTTGACAATGTTTAGTTTGTGGTAGAGATAATGTGTTTGTGTACGGCTTAAACTCTTTAAGCTTTCTACCTAAGTTACCATCTCTATCTATAATGTTTTGCGTCACTTCTGCCGCATATGTTTCTGGTCTTAATTTGTTAGCCATTACAGAAAGCACTACATAACGTATAATGCAGTCTGGATGTGCGTCACTAGGCTTTGATGCAAAAAGCTTTTCGTTTTGATCTAACACGCTTTCTCTTACGCCAATAGCTTCTGTAACATGTATATACATCATGGCTTGTGTATCATTTAATGCATGTTTCATTAAAGCTTCTGCATCTTCTTTGTCTTGTGGCAATGGACATGCAATCGGCACAGGAACCTCTTGCCAAGAATTTTTAAGAAAATCTTTGTAACCTCTTGGCATTCCGTCAGTCTTTTGCAAGTCTATCTTTGAAGACTTAAAGTCATCTTGTACATCTTTTGGTAATGCTTTTACATTAGCTGCCATAAATATATGCGATTGAACTTTTTGTTTTTCACGCATTATTTCTTTTACAGATTCAGTAGTTGCTACCCAAAACATATGCTTAAGCGACTTTCTTAATTTAGTACTTAATTCGTTGTACATTTTGCTTACCCCTTTATAAAGTTGAATACTTGTTTGATTTGTATGTCTGTTATTGGTTTATTTGGTGTAGTTTGAATAGTTACGTCACCATGTAATGATTGTGGCATTCTTTCGCCTTCCCATCGTGGCGTCCATAGCGTGGCTATTCTTACACCTTTGTTTCTCCAGCTATCAAGTATGTTGTAAACACATTCATAAGGATCTCCAGTTTGACATTGATTTGCGTCCCCATCAGTTGCAATTATGATTCTTGCGTGATCTAACGAGAAGCTGTTTTCCAGTGCTTTTAAGGAACCACATAATGGAGTTCCACTTGAAGGAAACTCTGGAAACTTCCCTTCTTTGATTTCATACAATCCAGCAGCCCATCTATATTGCCTCCTGTCACCTCCTTCAGGAATAGATGCCACTAATTCCTTAAATGCAGGATCATTTTCATCTGTATTTCCAAACACAAATGCTTTAGAGTCAGGAAATCTTTTCTTGATTGCCGCAACCATATCAGATGCCTGATCTATTGGTTGATTGCTATAAGACGAATCTGTTCTCATATCTTCCTTTTCTTGATCGCTATAATCTTTTCCCCATCTATATATCATCTCTTCTATATGCGTTCCCATAGAGCCAGATCCATCAATTAATGTGATTAGATCAGCAGATGTAGCTGGGTGCTTTTTAAAGACATTAACGTCACTAAGAAATGGCAATCTCCATGAATTTCTAATAGGTCTATAACCAGTAGAACCATTGCTGACATTATTTGTGTCAGAAGATTCATCTAAGCTTATTGTGCCTAAATCTATATTGGTTTGTGTAGGATAGTGCTTTCTATCATCACTCATAATCCAACCACGACAAAGAATGTTTAACCTTTTCGCATTTTCTATTGCTTCTTTTTGCTTTCTGTTTTTGTCCCATGAATCATTATTGTTGGGATTTATCGGAAAGTAGCTTTGATTATTGTTTGCGGCATTAGCTTGCTCTTCCGTATTGTAATCATCAATCCCACTATTCGTAATTTCTTCAGTCAAATCTTCTATTTCTGCATCCAAATCGTTATCCAATTTGGTTTTATTATAGGCATTATGATCTCCAGAATTACCAGTAGCAGGTTTTAATAATGTACTGCGATTTGCCCCTACTCTACCATGTGGAATGTTCCCAAAAGAGTCTTGTGCTGTCATCTCAAAATCTAAAGCGATAGTCAGTGCGGCGTGAATAGGTGCTACATCATTGGTAGAAGTTGTAGCATTTTTCAATAACTTATCGTGCCTTTGAACTATTGATTTAATCAATGGGTTTTTTATATCAGATTTATTCATGAATCCATAAATATATCTTCGCAATTCTTGCCAATTCACCTCAAATTCTAGATCATCTTTTTCATACCAACTTCTTTTATTGTCAGGATCACTTTCATCCATACTTTCTTCCCAAGTAATGACTGTTTCATAACCATAATCAGTAGTATTTACATCTTTAAGGTGATTTTTCAGTATTGCTTTTCTGTTGAAATGTTCAGCAGATTTTCGTGATGCTCTGTAATTTTCTAACATGTTATACACAGCATCATATATTATAGTTGCCTGAGTATAACCTACATAAGTTTTATCAGCTGCAGTGCTATGAACTGATGCTGTATTAGTTGCAAGAGCTCTCTCGGCTAACTTTTTCTTCATGTTAGTCCTTACATGATTTGATACATCATGATTGGAAAACTTAACTTGACCAGCTGTAAGTAAGTTGGAATTAAATGTAAGTCTACCCTTTGGCCTTCTGACGATCATGCTGTATTGGTTAGCTTCCACTCCTACATTAAACATTCCTGCGTCATCTTTATCAAAGTTTGCAAATTCTATTTGCCTATTACCTGCCAAATGACTCGTGAAGTTTCTGTGATCTCTTCGTAAATCTTTTGGAGATTTATATCGTTTTTGCATTTTTGCCATGAAACCCTCCTAGTTCTCAAAGTGTGCTGATGCACCAGTTAATACAACCCCTCTTTTATCCATTGAAACCTTGTCTTTGTAGTTAAGCTCAATAGCTTGCATAGCTGTAAAGCCACGACCAACCATTTTAGCTAGGTAACATAAGTCTCTTGTGGATATTGCTGTACTTGCGTCTGATCTTAAGTCCTCAGCCCAGTTTATAAAGGCTTTTACGTACTCTTTGTCGCCACCAAGTATGTCACTTAAGGTTGCTTCTTCATCACACAACGGCTTGTCAATGTATTTGTAAATCATTGCTCTAGATTTAAGAGCTTCATCAAGATTTACTGTGTTGTAACCCATAGCTGGTGGGTTAGCTGTCATGATTACATGAAAGTCTGGGTGACATTTTATTGTTTCTTCGCCAGATTCTGGGTTAGTTAACAATCTTGTTTCGTCCTGCGAACTCATTATTTTACCAATGTGTTGCTGGTTTAGTCTTGTAACCTCATCAAGTAGCATCACCTTGCCTTCTTTAGCTGCGATTGTGTACGGGCCATCATTCCAGCTTAATAACGCTTGTCCTTCACTACCAACTTTTGGTGAGTATCCACCTGTAAGGTCGTTTGCTTCAAGACCTGGGTGACAAGCAATGTGTTCCACTGGTAAGTCATTTCTCTTAATGTATTGCTCAACAGCTTGTGTTTTTCCACAACCAGCTGGCCCCATAAGTATTACAGGATATGGTTTAGCCATTCCTATGAATTTGATTAGGTCTTCACCTTCCTGTGTAAACCTATTTACGTGTTTTCTTTCCTGTGTAGGATTGAATTTAATATGTGACATAAGTTCTCCTATATGTTTTGCGTTCTATTCGCAATCTTATTTATATAATCTTTAGATGCTTTCCAGTCACTACTTTCGATAGTATCTGGAACATTTAGTGGTTCGTTTTCTATGCGTTCTATCATAGCTTTTGCTGTAGTAGCTAACGCATGTAGATGTTCTCCAATAGATGCCATTGATTCCCCCTTCCTTTATAAGTTTATCATTTATTGTTTATAATGGGTAGTCTGTTTTATCACTAACTTCTGCTTTGGTTTCCTGTTTACTGAAACCCATTTCCTGTTTAGGCTTAGCAATCTTTTTGTTAGTATCTTTAGCGATATCTTCACCTTCAATAGGTTTTATATCTAAGTTATCCTTAGTATTTTTATCCATCATCATGTGATCAGGAACGAATGGCTTAAGTAGTTGTGTAATATCTAGCCCGTTTTGTTTTGCTAGTATTTGCACATCTAACCATGAGTCATCATTGCTGACAGTAATACTAAGTTTTTCTAATTTTGCTTTGACTATTGCACGTTTCTCTGCTTCAGTCATTGGTATGTAAGGCATTTTCGTACCTACCTTTCTCGATGTATATCGAAGTGTCCTTGCCAACTGCATAACAAGTCTTGATTTCATAGACCATATCTCCTGCGTATATTTTAGGATCATCGCCTACTATTGGTAGTACGATACTGACCTTACCATCTCTTGGTAGTTGGAGTAGAAATCTAATTAGTTCTCGATTTGTATACATGTTGTCCTTGTTATTGGTTTGTATAAATAGGGAGAGCAAGGGTTCTAGCCTACTTACGACCTTGCTTCATACCCTTGAGAAACAGTCATGGCTTCCACTTGAGTTACAAGCGTAAGTATGGACCAGAACATTCTGTTACTCTCCCATAAAATAAAAACCCCCCAACATAAATGCTGGGGGGTCGTAGTTCTGCACAGTATAGGCTAGAAAGGAACAAACGTCCTATACCATACCGAAACCTTTTGGTTGTTATAGGCTATCAAGTCTTGCTTGCATAACCTTTACGTTGCAATTTATGCAACACTTTCCAAAATTTGATAAAGGATTCGGATTGTGTCCATGGTCTGTGATTACTGAGCAACAAAGAACACATATTTCATCTTCAAGCTCTTCGTAAGTGTCCTTTTTAGGTTTCCATGCTATTTTAGCAGCTTCTGGAACTTCCCCTGGCCCCATTACACAACCACCACGACTAAACGCTTGTTTCCTCATGACGGTATCCTTGAAATTTTAGCCATTTTCTTTAAGCTCATATGCACCTCCTAAGAGCATTATGTATTTCTCGTAAATGTTCTTTTTTGCCTTCACGTAAATCACGTTCTTTGTCGTAATCATATGCATCCATATCGTGATGATACTTACAACAATGTCCTACAGTACCCCTGCGATCCTTCCTGTTCCACTTACGTGGAGTTCCGCTTGTGTACTTATTCCATTCTCTCCAACTTCTACTCATGAGTATCCCACATATCAGTTTTGGCATTCGTATTTATTTGCATAGCCCACCACCGTGATCCGTGTTCTTGAACCCCTCGATCTCCTAATTCCCATTCTATTATCTCATATAGCATTTCAAGATCACCAGTTTTGGCATTCGTAAGCATCTCATCAGTTATTCCCATAAGATGCATAGCCCACCACTCTCTCATGTCTGAATCAAGAGCAAATCGGGATTTCATATTAATCCATATGCTTGATTTACGTAAATATTTCATGATAAACATAATTACCTTGTAATACCTATACGACATTCTGTCATACCATTTATCTAGTTTGTACCTGAATCTATCGTGGCGTGGGCTCTTTTTAAAGCCTTCTAGAGCTTTTTCGTATTCACTATCTGTCATATATTCTGCGATTTTGCTTTTCTTAAACATTGCTGTCCTCCATTGCTGCATATGGATCCCAGAAATCACTATAAACGTCAGCATCATCAGGAATCCAATCTTCATCTTCTTCCCAAGAATCTTCTGTGTCAATTATAACGTCTTTAGGAAACCACACATTATCACTAAAAGGACTCACATCAAGTCCCTGTTTATGCATGTCTCTCATGGCTGTTACGCAAGCATCTTTCTCCTTACGTAGCAAACTTAACTCATCTTTATCACTATGGTATTTGTCAGCTGGGACGGCTATTATGTCTTCCCTTCCCACAATATTACCTGCCACTATCACATCATCTTGCCCTACAACAAGTGGTTCATTCAATGGTAAATCGAATCGTATGTTTGTTGTGTTCTCAGTCACTAGCTCCTCCTTGAACTATTGGGTTTTGATTAAAAGTGTCGGCAAATTCTACAGGATCTTGGACGTCATTATAACGCATAGTTTCAGTAGCTTTGCCAAAGTATGGTGCCCTATTATCACCACTAATAATGCGACATAGATTTATGTTGTGTTCTACATCTACTTGCGTCTCATCGTATTCCATCTGCAATTTTATTCGTTCTGTTTGCAGGTTGTCGTAATGAGACTTAGGTACTAGCTTGTGAACCACTCCGTCAATGTTAACGTAAGCTGGATAGCTAGGTTTATTAGGCTTATTGTGATCGGTCATAACAGCTCCTTTATTTTTAGTACTTTTTAAAAGTTCTTATATCTCTTTTTAAGAACTTTTATAAAAGTACTAATAATTACTATGCGTGTGTGTGTTATTACGCAATGAATATCGTGAAGAGCTCGCAATCCCTAGTTGCTAGAGTGCTCTAAGTGCCCAGGTAACGAGACGGGCCTCAGTTCACAGAGCACCCTTACAACATTAACAGGATGAGTTCATGTTCTTCACTAAGTGCTAATTACCATAAGGAATGTATTTCAATTCTCTTAGATGATGTCCTAATTCTGTCGTTGTTGTCATTCGTGTAAGCCAGCCCAAAAAACCCATTGTGTAAACACGTTTACACTATGAGGTTCTACAAGGGGGATATAACAGCTGTGGCTGTTATATATTTGAGCGGTGTAACGATCAAAAAAAGGGAGATCAGCTTAAATAGCTGATCTCCCTACACTTACTTACTTACCTAAGCTCCCCCGACAGAAAATCTGAAACTATATGATCCAAATCATCTTGTTCAGTCCATGGTTTTATACTATCCATTAGTTATTCCTTTCTTACGTCTTAAGGCTATGCTTAACCACGCAACAGTTAATAATCTCCAATGTTCTTTATAATCCACTAGTTACCCTGACCAATCTTGTTTACTTCAGGCATCACAAATTCAGCCCCAAAACTCCAAGTTATCGGTGTTCGCCAATAACTTAGATAAGACTGAAATTGCTTTATACCATAGTCTGCCCTTGTGAAAACTGTCTTAGCAACAGTATCATTTGAGTAAACAGCACTTGCAACATGCAATTTTTCAGTCTTAGGGTTCTGAATTAGAATTACAGCCATAGCATTAACTGAAGTCTGAATTCCTTTCTTTTGTGACTCCCTATCACAGACCAAGCTCACTGGATTAGTCAATGGCTGTAGTACGGCATTCATTGGATTAGTAATTTCCAATAAAGCCTTTCCTGAAGGTCTATTGCCTGAACCAGACAAACCAGTGTCGACATTATCTATCGCTGGTGCTATTAAACCTTCAGTCTCAACCAAATCACCTAAAGTGTCTGATGGTCTGAAACCCTGTTTGTATAAGTTGTTTATTGTATTCATAATAAGTTCCTTTCACTTACTATTTCTTTCTAAGCGGCAAATCGCTCACTTATGACTGTCCTTTTATTACAAGTTTTTTAGCACCCTACCTTTTAATCGGCTGATAACCCATTAATGCGGTGTAAAAAACCTGTCACCAGCTCAGGACACTTCCACCTAGCTGGCAGTTCATTTCCACCTGTCAGGGGATCTTGAAATTCGCACTATAGCGAATTTACCTGCAGGAGAAATAGAATCTGGCCACTTCGGTTGACAGTCCCCTTTGTAATAAAATGCGGACATAAGAGAGAGAGAATGAGAATGGAGTACATTTTTTCTATATGTTATCCAAGATTTGGAATACTTTTATTTGCTTATAAAATAAAATGTTTTCAAATCCCCTGACAACGATCAGGGGTGGAACTTGGCTCCTGAAAAAAAATGTACGGGATATGCGGAGTCTGGGTTGCTTGTCGATAGATCAGGCTGTGATCTTCTGATCTACCGAAGAGTAGTTTAGGTTTGGCAGAACCTAAGAGAGCTACACCGATGATGCTAGGGCGGATTGATGCTAAATGCTGTACGCCGATGGTCGTCTTACCCCCCTTGTAGAACCAATGGTGGTTCTCAGAGTGCTGAGTACTTTCTATCTATCTTGAATGTAGGGAACTATAAGGGTGTTCATGTGTGCCCGCGTAGTGCGTTAGTAAGAGTTCTAAAGTACTACTCTCTCTTCTTCCTAAAGAAAAGATATACTACGTATATCCAAAAGAAAGGGTTTCTCCCCTCTCTTGACTAGGAGCTTAAAAGTGCGTTATTATGCCCTACATGGAGTCTACGGATATAAATGAAATAGTTTACTTTCTTTACAGCAATCATCACGTAAAGATTGGCAAGGTTACAGCTAAAGACCAAGACATAAAGTCTAGGGACAATGAAGATGCTGTTGTAAGTAGATTAAAAAGTTGTCAAACAGGCAACCCTGACAAAATATATCTTTTAGGCTACATGTTTGGGAGTGAGTCGCACTGGCACAAACACTTTGAAGAACACAGAGGCAATGGTGAATGGTTTGGTTTTTACGATAATGTTAAACATGCAATAAGCAAACTACCACTCTATGTTAGCCAAGCTTACTTAATTGACTCAATGGTTGAATTAGGTAACTTCCAAAAACGAATACAAGAATACGAAAACAACAAAGCAAAGTTCAATGATTACCTTTGGGAGAAAGACCGTGTTTTTGATTCCTACGAAAACAAAGAAGAAGATTTAGAGTTTGCAAGAAAACATTGTTTTGAAATCGGCTGGTTTTTATCTGAAATGTTTAGTGCAGGTCATATGCACTTTGCAGAAAAAAGAAAAACAAGAATAAAAGATTGGTTCGGAGATATTATTGAAGTCGGCGATAATTATTTTTCAGCAAACTCTTCTGTGTCGGCTGAAGGCATAAGCGTAAAAAACGCAGTATTGTTGTTTAAAAATGCAAAAAAATATTTAGAACTTAAAGAGATGGTAAATGGCTGATAACAATAATCCATATAGACAGAAACCAAAGAGATTGGTACCACAGGGTAAGACATCAAAAAGATTGTCAGGCCTAACACCTGATGGTTTAAGAAAGCGTGTGCTTGATGCATTACCTCATTGGGAGTCATATCCTAGGTTGTTTAGAAAGGTATTGATATTGTTGCCTACTCATGGAGACTTAGAGTCTATTGCAGAGGAAGTGGGTATGGATGCTGCCGACTTGCTTATCCGTGTCAACAAGAGGCCTAGCTTTGCAAAGATTGTTGATTTTGTAAAAAACAATGGCCACTACCCTAAGTGTGAAAGTACTGGTGAGTATCTAAAACACCCTAACCTGGTTGAGCAGTACGCAAACGAAATGAGTGTTTCAGCTATAATTAACCTTGAAACTAATGCAGGACAAGCACCAATTAACCACAAGATTGTCGATTCTGCTGGATGGTTCGCAAATATTGAGTATGATACCGAAAGATATAGGCGTCAAAAACAGCATGCACTTGACAAATACGAACAAAAAATAGATTCTGAGTCTGTGGTGGAGCAAGTAGAAGAAGGGTTAAAACCATTTGTCAGGGATGTAAATCCAGAGGAGGAAAATGGCAAGAAAGAGAACGCTGAAACCAAGGAAACAGGCTCTAGTTAGACCTGTCCCTAAGTATACGCCATCTCCATGGCAAGATGCTTTACACAGAAACCAAGCCAAGCGTAAATGGGTGTGGGCAGGACGAAGAGCAGGCAAGGGAAGAGCAGCTATTCAAGAGGCCATAAGTACTATACTTGAAGCAAGCAAAACCAAATTTATTGTTAATGGCAATGATGTAACAGATACCCTAGTCCCTGATATTCACATATGGACTGTTGCCCCGACCAAGGCACAGATGAGACAGGTGTGGAATGAGATGAAAGCCTATATACCTAGATACATGTGGAAAGATTATTCAAGGGCAGGTGGTCGTGGATCATGTTGGCATGAAGATGAATATTATGTAGAATTAGAAGTGAGGCAGCCCAACGGGGTTTTCTCATCCGATACTGTCCGCAAGAGTGTGCTTTGGGAGTTACGATCCGCAGATAACCCTGAAACACTACAAACTGTGGGTCTTGATTTTTTGCATATTGCAGAATCTCAGGACGTCAAACAAATAGCGTGGGACAAGGTGGAATGGGTAACTGAGTCACCTGGTCGTATGGGTAGAATATTTGCAGAAGGCATCCCCCCTATTTCAAGATCACACTGGTTTTCTAGGCAATTTAAATATGCAGAAAACAACCCTTCCCTCCAAAATCTTGCAGTCACAGCTACAAGTTTTGACAATATGTATCTAACTGACCAGCAAAAAGAAAATATATATAAACAAAAAGAAACTACTACTGAGTGGATATGGGAAAGGATGGTTTTAGCTAAACAGCCAGATGTAGGTGGTGGATTCTTTAAAAAGATTGAAGATGCTGCTGTAGGTGCTTCCTTGTCTCGCCCCACTGACGGACATAAGTACGTAGCAGGTCTTGACCTTGGAAAACAGGTTGACCCTACTGTATTGATAATTAAGAACAGAATTACCAGAGAATCAGTTTATTCTTATGAAATGCTTAAAACTGACTGGGTATTACAGAAGGAAACCTTGGTGTCTGAGATTAAAAAATGGGGTTGTGAGTCAGTAATGATGGACTCATCAGGTATGGGTGGTGATGTATTATTTGACGAATTGTTAAATCTCGGCGTCCCTGTGATTGGCAAGAAGTTCACTCCTCAAACCAAGTATCAGCTATTCCTTAATTATGCTGTAGCTCTGCAAAATGGAACAACGACTTTTCCTCCAGAATGGACTAAATTGCAGAACGAACTAGACTCGATTGAGGTAAAACAAAATGGCTTGACCTATAGTTTTACCCACCCTAACACACAGCATGATGACTGGGTGGACGCCGAGGTGCTAGCACTAATGGCCTGTGATCCTCCAGAAGCTATGGAAGAAGGATATGAACCAGTCTTTACAATTAAAACTGTTGCACCATTGACTCAAAATGGTGTATCTTATACAGAAGGGCGAATAGCCCGCATGAAAAGACAAAGAAAAGCAAAACAGCTAAAAGAACTACGAGAAGTGGTAGAGATTAGCACAGAGCAAGAATCTATATTAATGGACGCATTAGACTAATATGGTTAACAGCTATAGAGTAAATACAGGCGAAGCAGAATCGGCCCATGAAGAAACTGTCGATTTGCTATCTTCGCCACCTTTAAACGAACCTACGCTTAGTGAAGCGTGGGTAAAAACACAATTATCTAAAGGTGGTGCTGCAGATTTTTTTGCAAAATTTTACGATAATTGCTCAGAAGCTGATGAATTTTATCTAGGGGAGTTCGATTTTTCCGTCCCTCTAGGCGGAACTAAGGTAAACTTAGGAACATTCCATTCCATCATTGATACATTGGTAGCCCACGCCTCCCCTAGGTTTATGGATATTGATGTGCCTCCACCTGGCCCAAGAGCTACAGCTAGAGCAGAATTACTTGAAAAGTTTTTAAATGGTGCACATCACATGCTTGAACAAAACACTCCTGTAAAAAGAGAAATTGTAAAACATCAAGGATTATATGGAGTATCTTTGGTTAAGTTTGAGTTTGCTGGACATCAATGGGGAGAAATGCCTGAACCACCTGAAGAAGGTGGCGATATGTCTGAATACGAAAGACAAGTCAAAGAGATTACAGAAAATAGAAAGTTTAAGTTTCCAATTATTTCAGAAGTAGTAAACCCACAAGAATGTGTATGGGATTTAGCAAGTACACACCCACGATGGATTATACGTAATACTGAGATTGATTCTGAATGGATAATGGCTCATTTCCCTGATTTCCAAGGTGAAACTAAAGACGGAAAATGTGATTTCGCAGAAGTATGGACATCTACGCATGTAGGTTATTTAGCGAATGGTGTGTGGGCAATGGAGCCTAGGCGTCATGCATATGGAAGAATCCCATGGATCATATTCCATCCTCAAACAGGAATAAAAACAATCGGAAGTAAACCTGAACATTTATACAGAGGCATAGGTGCTGGTAACTTTGGAATGATTAGAGCAGAATCAAGACTAGCATCACAATACTTAGATATTGTATCTAGGAACGCTTGGTCTTCATTGAATTTCAAAGGACCAAGAGGTATGACGGAAGAAGTCATGCAGGAATTTTCACAGGAACCTGGTGCTAGAAACTATGTTCCGCCAAATGTTGAGGTAGAGCCACAAACAGTAAGTGAAGCCCCTCAAAGTATTCTTCAGGCAATGGGTACATTGGAAAGAGCAATCGAGGCAAATACAGTTCCAGCAGTAGCTAGAGGTGAAAGGCCTCAAGGAGCTGCATCTGGATATCACACTGCAGTATTAGCAGGTATCGCAAGTTTAAACTTCGGTGCTGTAGTTGATGCAACTGAACGTGGATTACAGGAAGCAAACGAAATTGTGCTTAGGATTGTAGAAAATGTAATAGGAGATACAGTTACCGTATTTGGTAACACAGAGGCGGGTTCTATTGACGCCAAGATCAAACCTGCTGATATTAGAGGCCATTATGTTTCCACAGTTCGTTTAACATCTACAAGCCCTGAAGAACAAGAACGAAAATTGTCATTGTGGAGAGATACATGGAGAACTGGATTTGTAGACTGGACTACTGCCCTACGCAAGGCAGGCGTGTCAAACCCACTAGAGGTTGTTGGTAACAGAATCGCAGAAGATTTCTTTAACCTTCCACAGATACAGCAGGCCTTTAGTATGTTGGCTGCACAAAGCCTTCCAATATTACAGCAAGCAGTTCAGGCAGCTCAAGGTGGAGCAGAAGCTGGCTTTGATCCTGCAGAAATTGCTCAGAATATAATGAATACGCAAGGTGCCATGCAATTACCTAATGCTGGTAACTTTGCACAAGGAAACCAAGCAGGAGTAGGTAGTGGACCAGTAAGACCAGTAATGCCTGGAAGCGTAGATGAAATGAATCAAATTGGAGCACAAATCGCA